ACGATAGTCCCACCAGTGTTTATCGGCGTCATCTCGTGCCATCGACATCTTGACCATATCATTTTTCACAATGAACAGCAATGCTGAGTTGACCTTGCGTATGTGTGGGAAGTGGGCAAACACCATGAGCGACATGAGAACTAACTGATCTCTATCGGGATACTTGTTGTTGCCAGTCTTCCAGTCACCCACCCATGCCGTGAGGTTGTCGTCATCAACGACTAGGATGTCAGCAATGCCGCGCACCCACACGTCTTTGTCTTTCCAACCTGTCGGCTTGAGGTCGACAGTCAGCGCCATCTCATACTCAGCGAGCTTGCGCCCATTCTTCTTCAGCATGGCGTCCACCACAGGTTGAAACTGTGAGTACTCAGCGGGTATTGGTTTGCCCTCTGCGATGTAGTCCTCAATAGCCTTGTGTACCTGATTGCCGTAACGTGTTGCCTCAGTCTCAGTGAACGGGTAGTTCTTCAAGACCTTGACCTCTTGGTATCGGCGTTGGCATCCCTCAAAATCTTTGAGGGCTGAGTGTGACCATGCGGGTTGTTTCATTTGTATAAGTGGTTAAGTAGTTGAAACATTTTGAATGCAGTATCTATGTTTGAGACGTCTTTAGAGCGGACGATCAGTGTAGAGTAGCCATTTGGGTCACGCAAGAAAGCGTGGCTTTTATCCAAACCAATATCTACGCTAAACCCCCGCATCTCCATTAAGTCAAGCATAGCCTGCTCTTCAGAGTTTTGCGGAGTTAATTGCACTGCTCAACCTATTGGCGAAAGCAATAACGAAGCGCTCGTTGTCACACAGGTCATGCCCCATGTCGTACAGGATGCAGTGTGTAAGCTCGTGCCAGAACGTGTCGTCTATTTCTTCTTGCTCAAACGTGTTGCCTTGATTGTCGAACCGCGCTATCTCAATGCGGTTCTCGTCGTAGTACGTGCGCCCATAAGACGCAGGGTCTTGGATTGTGTGCGGTCGGGTAATGACATACGTCTTTCTACCCACCGATATTTGTTTTGGTATCTGCATTGCTTCTCCTAGCTTTTTGCTAATCCATATCTCCGGTGAGCGCCACCGTCAGCGTCCAATGGAATGCCACGCATATAGCTTGGCTCCATAGTCATTTGCGCCAAGACCCAAGTCTTAGCGTCAACCACTTCATCGTCAGGTACAACAGCAATCAACTCATCATGCACTGTGCCTGCGATCGGGTATTTCTTTGCTACCCTCAACATACCATCCGTCATAACAATACGCGCCAATGCCTGCGTAATGTTGTTCGTTATCTTCCCTGCATACAACTTGGTAGCGTGTGGCCCATATACTGCTTGGCTCCTACCTTTGTCGTCCTTCACATAGCGAAGATCAGGGTACAACAACTTCATTCCGTTTGGTAATTCTATCTCACCTTTGCGGAACGTAATACATTTATACACCAGTTCTTCACCCTTTACAAGCGCCCTGTGTAAAGCTGTTTCACAGAGACTCCAGAACGCTACAACAGGGTACGCAGTGCTCCTATACGTATCTATGATAGCTTTGGACGCAAGCACATGGTTTAGAAGATCTTCAGTTGAGCAGGTGTGCGGTATCTCCAACAGCTTGGTATCAATGTCGTTGAGCTTCACAAACGCTTGCGCATACTCAGAGTCAACGCCTAACCTCTTAGCAAAATCCTTCGAGTACCTGACCGGTGGTGCACCGAGGAAACCGACGAGTAGTTGAGAGGCAAACGAAGCCCAACCGAGGCCGTAACCGCACCCAAGTAGCGCAGACTTTGCAGATTGGCGTAGGTCTGGATGAGACTCTTTGGTGAGGTTCGGGATGTTGAACATCTGAGCCCCGAAAGCCGCGTAAGGGTCACCACCTCCCTTGAAGATGTCGAGCATATCTTGGTAATCCGAAAGCCACGCGAGAACTCGCGGCTCAATCTGAGATAAGTCCCCAACGACCAGTTGGTAGCCCTCGGGAGCCATAATCGCTTTGCGTAGGAATGAACCTCGCTTGAGGTTTTGCATGTTGATTGCCGAGCCTTTGGCCGCCGTCCACCGCCCTGTCTGTGCGCCGTAGTACGAGAGCGGAACTGGGAGCGTGCCACGTTTGCCGATGTCAAGGAATCTTTGGGCACGCGTTCGCTCAGTGGTTGATTTAACTTTAAGACGCGCTTGACAAAGTAGGGCAACGTCTTCACGTTCACTGTTAAGTAGCGTTTGAAATAAGGCATCATTTTTAGCGAGAGCGAGCGTTGTTTTCCCCGTTGTCTTACTTGTCTTGGTTGGCGGAACCACACCGAGTTTTGTAAGTAGCTCAGCAAACTTTGGGTTCGATGCCAACTCAGCATCTTCCACGCCGAGCCTCTGAAGTAGTTGTTCACGAGCGGTTCCTTCCTCGGCTAGTGCCTTGATTAACATTTGTTGGTCTAATTGCAACAGCGGACGCGTATACATCTTGAGCGTCATGTCGATGAGTCTTAACTCCTTGGGTGGATAGGCATCCACCAGCCGTTTAAATATTTCCTCGCACAGAAACACATCATGTTTGCAGTACTCAGCGAGGTCTCGCTCGAGCGCGGCGTCCAACTCGTGAACTCCATTAGTTGAGTGTACAGCTGTCCCTTTCTCGGGGAGCCCGAAATCTCGGGCAAGTTTGGCGAGTGAGTTTCCAACTTCCACGCCACGCAAAGCTCGCGCCATAGATAACGTGTCGAAGATGAAACATGGTCGGGCGTTGTACTTCCACTCCATAATTGATACATCGAACTGTGCGTTGTGGGCAAGCACTGCGGTTCGTCCCCAGTCGACCCCATCAAGGTATTCACGTAGCTCTGCGTCTCCAAACCATCGAATAGGTTCAGCACTTCCGTATTCATGTACGCAGGCTCCAAATGATTTGAATTTCTCATGTCGTATGTACTCCTCGGTTGTCATCTTTGTGAGTGTGTAACCTTCCTTGGTGTCCCAGTAGGTTTCGAAGTCGATCGTTAAGATCGTGTCGTATGGTTTACTCATTCTTCTCCTTTAGTTTGGCTTCAATGGCTCGGTAAATATCTTTAGTGTCATAAGTTCCCATGAGCCGAACTTTGACCGCCCTGTGTAAAGCATCAAGCTCCTCATCCGTCAGCCCTACCCATGTGCGCTGTGTATACAAAGGCAACACCTGACCAAGCGGTGTGAACAGAGGGCTGTCTTTGTCTGTGCTGACCATGCCGTTAGTTGGGTCGTACCATGCTATTGGTTTCAATTAAAACTCTCCTTGGGTGGTGCGTCTAGGACGTTTAGAAAGCCGAAAAAATCGTTTGCCGCCAACATGAGTTGCGACGCCTCCATCTCATTACAGTTTAGGGTAACGACTCCTGCAAACGCATCCTCTGCACGACCGATGATGACAACTCCTTGCGCTTGCCCTTCTCCATAACACATCACCAACTTGTATATCAGTAGCTTGAAGTGCGCCTGCTCTTCGTCTGACATCTTGTTAATGCGTTGCTCTAACTCTTCTTGTGACATTGCTTCGCTCATGATAAGACCTCCTTTAAAGTTTGTATGTTGTCCTCATTGATGACAACGGCTATCCCCCCTGCGCCACGTATGCGGCTTAGATGGGCTTCTTGTAGAGCGGTGGTTTTACCCTTACCCGCTTTCGCTTCGATGCCAACGAACTTGCCGCCAGCACACACGAGAAAGTCAGGTACCCCTGAGTTTCCGTATCCTGTTCCGATGGGCATGGCGTAGTACACGCCCAACTCATCCAAGATTTTTCTAATCTGTTTCTTTACCCTTACCTCGGGCGTCATCGCGGCTCTCCTATGTACCATATTAAGTCTTCAACCAACACAAAACCTTGTTGCGGATGGTTAATCATTAGGTTGCCTTCCTCGGCAATTGTTGCAAGCCTGTCGTATATGTAGCGATAGCGTTGCAGTACTTTAGCTTCGTTCATTGCGTCTATTAACTGATCTTCCAAAGATGGCTCTTCGTATGTAATAGGCGCTTTGCCGTAGTTGTGTGGGTTGCTTGTCATTTGTTTCTCCAGTTAAATTAGGTGAGGGGGTAAAGTAGATTACGCGCCCCCTCGTTCGCGTTGCGGAATGGCAACAAGAGGTCAATACTCAAAGGACTGGACGCCCCTTGTTGCCGACAAAGTGTGGTCGCATCTACTAGGCTTGCACAAATCATCTTATCGTGAACACGTCAGTCCTTTGAATTTAATTTGGTTCTTCTGCCTGTGTGGTTAGGTTTCGGGCAGTTCTCAGGCACGTCAACGACGACCCAGATTGCGGCTAGTGTGTTGCGGTAAGTTGAATTCTCCCACCGATCGACGTACACACCAAACACACCCTCCAATGATTTGTTGACAGAACGAACGTCTATGCCAGTTAGCCTAGATATATCGCTTGACTTCAAACCATCGGGGTGCTGTTTGAGTAACGCACGAATGATATTGTGATTACTCTTCACTCTTCATCTCTCTGACGTACTGTGCAAAACTTGCGGCAGTATCACCAAAGGCAATACGCATCCTCTCAAACTCCTGCGCCACTTCTTCTAGTGTGTGATTGCGCACAGCTTGACGTAGCGTTTCAAGTACTTCATCTTGTGTCATGTTCCCTCGCTCTCAACATGGCGTCTGCCATCCTGTAAGATAACTCCGCAAACTGATCGTGTGAATTTATTACTGTTGTCAGTTCAGAATTGCTAAACATACCTTGCATAGCTCGCGCCGCAAAGTAGTCGCGTATGCTGATACCGAAATTGCCGTCGTCTGGAAACGCTTGTTGCTTTTGATCTTCTCTCATGTTAGTCCTCCATAATTTCTAAAAGAATACTGTGCTTAACTATTTCCAACACGCCTAGCACAGTAGTGGCGCGTATCGTGCCTTCGTAACGCTCAATAACTTTACACAGTTCTTGAGTCAAGCCGTCAACCAATTCATTTTGCAGTTGTATCGAGTCCATATCAACCTCCAAACATTTTCTTCAAGTAGTCGTACAACTCGCGTGCTTGTATCACGTTCATGTGTTTAACAACTTCTTCTGGAGGCTTACCAAACACAATCGTATTCACCACTCGCTTGCTCGTAGCTTCGGGTTGTAGGGCGGCAATGCCATCGTTCTGTGGGGCGGTCGCTTGTGGTCGCTTGTGGTCGTTAGCGGTCGCTTTGGGCTTCGGGCTTGACTTTTTGGCATACTTAGCGCTTGCCTTCATGGGTGTGTACTCGTCCACAGTAACGCGATAGCCATGGTTGTTATCCCGAGTAGCTAGACCAGCACGTACAAATTGCGCCATGAGTGCCGTGACTGATGACTCTTTGAAGCCATGCTTGGTGAGATCACGACTCGCGGCGGCGGCGGTAGTGCCCGGGTGTAACTTTATATAGTCAAAGGTCACACGAGTTACGTTGTTTTGAATTGCGAATGGGGTTTTTGTCATAAGTTTCTCCTTGAGTTGTTGTCCTGTGGGGGTGGGTTCCCACGCATCGATTGCGCTTTTAAGTGCGGTTTGAATATCAGGCATGAC